CCTGATGCTGTTCTTGTACAAGCGTCAGAGCCGAAGACAACGTCTGTAGATAAAAACTGTAAATGTGAGCTTCCTTTTATTCCTGTTTGAATGTCAGCTACTTCTGCCAATCCTCCTGCTGCTTGCATCTGTGCAATCAAAGGGAAGTCTTGGTCTTCGATATATGCTGCTAATGTTCCTAAGCTAAATGCCATAATTCTAAATTTTAATTGTTTTTTTTATTTTGTAAAAATTGATTTCTTTTTAGGAGAAATTACTCCGCTTCTTTTCTTTTTGATTGGTGCTACGCTAGATTCTTTTGCTAATTCCTCAACTGCTGAAAACATAGCTTTTTCTTTTGTGTCGCTTTCTTCTTTGTATTTAGCAAACTCTGCTTTTACTGTTTCTAACTCATTAGAAAGTTTTTCAATTTGCTCATTAAATACAGTTTCTGTAGATTCAATGATTTTGCGAATCTTTGCTTCTGTTACTGTTTCAACTACAGGCTCAGGAGTTGCTTCTGTACTTAGCTCCTCTTCTTCCTCTGCTTCTACTTCTTTAATGTCAGTGATTGCACCCTCTGCTACTGTTACTACCGTTCCATCTGCTAAAGGATATTCACCGTTAGGCATTGGAGCAACTTCGCCCTCTACCTCTACAGTAACTACTGCACCAACTTCTAATGCAGGCTCAATGTTTACTACTGTGCCATCTGCTAACTCAGCAGACATCAACTTAACCTCAGTTACTTCAGGAGTTGCCTCTACAGCTACTTCCTTTGTATCTTCACCGAAAATTAATTTTTTCACTTTGTCTAAAGTTTCTTTGCTCATACTATCTATTGTTTGTTTGTTATTAAGTTGTACACTCTCTTGTATACTTTTTTCGAATTCTTGTATTGTTTGTCTAATTTTGTTAACTAGTTCTTCGTCTATTGAAACAGGGGAAAGTTGTTTAAACATACCCTCTACCGAAAAGCCTCTAAAAGTTTTGTTCTTTACTTGCTCCCATACTTCGTCATTCTCTACTCGCATAGAACCCCACCACGAACCATCAGGCGCATCTTCAAAACCTATAGGAGTTTTAACTCCTCTTTTTGAATCTATAATTAAAGACTCAATAACGTAAACCCCTTTCGCGTCAGAATCGCTATCGTGCATAAGGTTTACATTTGCATTCAATCCATTCTTAAAAAATTTGTTTACAATTTTCTCTATAGTGTCGCGTCTAAAAACTACATAAAACTTTTCGTTGTTTTCGCTTAGTCTCATAATAGGTAAATCGGCTTTCATAAAGTAACCGCTTATTATTCGCTTTTCTTCGTCCTCTATTTTGAATTGCTCCTTATACTTGTCTTTGGTTTTCATCTTAGCTATTGCCCAGTTAATACCTGAAGCTCCGCCCCATGCATCCCACATTATGCCACCGCAACCTTCCGAGTAAGGTACATCTTTATTTTGTTGGTGTCTTTTAAAGCTCGCCATTCGCCCAATAGTTTCCCACGATATTTTTTCTTTGTTGGCTAATTGTCTTGCTCTAGTCCATCCTACTCTAGTACCGCAATCGACATCGTTCTCCTCTTTATACTCTATAGCTTTTTTTGCGTTATTGCTTGCCGACTGTGGATAGTCATTAAATGTATCCTCGAATTCATGTTTCTTAAATGCCATTAGTTGTGACTCTATAGCAGGTTGGTCTACTATCGAAATATATTGCACTCCGCTTTCATCGTCTTCGTCTATAACTAATTCTAATAATTCTGTCTTTTCCATATTCTTATTATTTAAAAAGTAGCGCTCTCCTCGATTACGCTTACATTGTTTTGTGTATTGGTTATGTCTGTTTCAGTTACGAATACCTGTTGGTTGCCTAAGATTGTGCTAGTGTTACTTACTGGAGTAATAGCTGCTCCTCCTCCTGCTGCGCCTGCTCCTCCTGCACTTGGTGCGGTTGCTGATTCAGAAGCTGCAGGACTTCCACCACCTTGGTAAGATGTAGCTTTAATTGCTGCTATCTGCGCTATGGTTGTAACTGCTGCTGCTGCCATTGCTATAGCTGTGGCGATTCCAAAATCTGCTTTTGGTGTTTGTGCTAGTATAGACATTTGAGCCTGTGCTCCATTTACTAAAGCCATTGCTATGTTCAACTTTTTCTCTCTTTCAAAACTTGCCTTTCTTAGTTGCTCTTTTAGCTTTTCGTTATCTCCTGCATTTTTTAAATCATTTTGCAGAGCCATGTTATTTAAGCTAGAAAGAGAATCTATTACCTGAGTAGCTGCTACTAGACCTTCCTCCCTTGCTTTCTGTTTAGCATCTGCAATTTCTTGAATGTCTTGTAGTTCTTTTTCTTTTGCTAGTTTATCTGCTTCTGCTTTCTTATCTCTTGCCTCCTGCTCAATGCCCTCTATTAAAGTGTTCATCTGCAGAAGCTGCTGCTCCTCTAGA